TCAACCCAGGCTGCACCGTTCCAACTTTGATTTAATTGAACGTCAGTGTTAAAAATCATCATGCCGTCTTTAACGCCCACCAAAGCATTTCTTTCAGCAGTTGTTAAACTTGGAATTTGAATAGTTTGTGACATATCAGCTCCTAATACTTAGTAATGCGTGTGTTAACAAGATTGCAGGTCATATACTCGGTCGCGCTTCCACTAACTGGGCGCCATTCTAAAGTGATGGTGTTACTTACCGCGTCATTATATGGATAAGTTAATGGTGTTTGTACAGGATAATACTGAACCATTTGAACGGATGTATTCGTATAGTATCCACGATAATTCGCCTGTATAGTTGTCGCATCAATACGAGTTACAGAAAATGTTATTTCACCGTTCCTTGTTGCATTGTTTGTCAAAATGATATTAAAACCTTCATCACCTAGTGTGAGAATACCACCGAACGAAAATCTAAAGTTTCCAGATAATGATGGTTGCGTGCCGATTAGGGAAGGATCTAAGTTAAAAAACACTTTAAGTTCTACAGTTTGACCAATATCAAGTTCACCTGGCCCAATTACAGGGGATCCTGACCATGTGTTTACCATGTTGCTATAAGTACTAATTGCATAACTTGTAACATTTGGATCTACAACAGTTGCTAAATTAACTACTGTGTTACCTGCAACACCTACACCACCAATTGCTGTAACTTTTGTATTTAAATCCTGAACTAAAACATTGTCAGTATTGGTGTTGTTTGTGACATAAAGTTCTATAGTGTCGCCATTAGCCACTTCCAACAAACAATTTACAGAAACTGTTTTAGGAGCAGGTGTAACACCATCAATACTTACTGTCATAGCAGACTTAGTAACAGGAGCACCATTTTTGTAAATAGTGAAAGTTAAATCTGCGGTAGATAAATTCATTGTAGCAGTTAATGAAACATCAATTTGAACAGTTCTAATCGGAATATCTGTGTAGGTCAAAACACCGTTAGCTTCTGTAAATCCGAATAAATCACCTGATTGAGAAAAAGCCCCGCCAATTACAGATGGAACACCAATTCCAGCAATTACGGTATCAATAGCATTGTTTTGAAAATATGTTTCACCATACACTGCATCATCAGCACCAGCACTACTTAACGCATTATCAATACCTTCTAAAGTTCCATCAAGAAAGGCATTTGTTGGGCTGTAGTTACTTGGCGCATAAGTTACAGGTAAATCAGTATCATCAAGTAATACTATTCCTGATTTGTCGTTAACTGTTACAGTTTGTGGAACTACACCCCATGTTCCAGCAGCTGTAGAGGCATCAGTTAAATTGTAAAATACTCTACTATCTGGAGCTTGTACAAACAAAGGAACATCATTTTGATCAATGATTTCAATGCTATCGCCAGAAGTTGATAGTGCCTGAATTGTAGGACCTTGTGAAATTAAAAAACTTTCATCAATGTTAGCTATTGGCAATTTTACTTGTAAACCAGCTGATGAGCTTGTAACAATTACAAAGTTAGGACATGGTACAGGTAGTTCATAAACACCAGCTGCAAAATCACCATCGTTAATTAAAATTGTTTCACCAGAACCTAAACCTAAGTTGTTAAATGAAACAAGCGTATTATCGACGTCAGATAAGTTCAACGCCTTTTCAAGATATGGACCTGTAATACCTGAAGAAATTGGTATTAAACTTGCAAAGTCACTTGATATTTCATAAAGCTCTACGCCATCAACAGCATAAACTAAAACAGCGTCTGAAACTTCCCATTGAAAAGCACCTTTGTTTAGTTGATCAATTTCAGGTGCTTGTGCTGCGATATATCCTGTAGTGCTAACAGTAGCTAACGTGTCTGTGGTTTCAATACGGACCATGGATGGTGTAACACCATAGTCACGTCTAATTGCGGTAATACCCATAAGTATCTCCCTATACTAAGTTAAAGTAATCCATGCTAAAGATGCTTCGCTATAAAATTCATACTGATTAAGATCTGTGTTTAACCTCATGTCGCCATTGTTAGCAGTAAGAGGCCTACTTGCAGTATCTCCAGGTGGCAACAAATTTGGACCTGATTTAGAAAATTTAGCATTTTCGCCAGCATCTAAACCAACAACGGTATCACCTGCTTCTAATTCACCGCCATCAACAAATTCACTAAATTTGATTGTATTAACCATACTAACTCCTAGTTAGAATCTGGAAGTTCAAGCAATGAAATACCACCATTTAACATGTCTGAATCGCTTATGAAACTTAGCACATCTCCACCCCTAACGTAACGAAATCTTGGGTTAAGTTCACAATTGCTACTAGGATCCATTACTCCAGGAGTAGGTAGTGTTGCTGTTGTGTTTTTGGCAACCCATACAGAAGCGTCATTAGGATAACTTAACCTTGCTCTATAGCTTTTGTTTTTACCACCTGGAACGGTATATGTAAGCTCTACGCCTGCCAATAATGAATACTGAGGCGCAATGTCTGCAAAAGGCAAAGTGCCTAAAAAGTTCGTGTTAAATCTAGCCATCTTAAAATCCTTTTTAAGTTAAAGTTAAGTACCAAGTCTAGCGTCAGCTGTGTAAGCAAATATTATTCCAGCAGAAGCATTATCTGTATATGAAACTCCTGAAGTCAAATTACCTGGCGAACTCCTAGTTTCATATTTAGCTCCTTTAGTCGTAATAAGAGGAGTCAACCAATATGAATTTACTATTCTATCAACATTTGAATTACCACCACCTTGTAGTTGTCCATCTTGGTAATAGCGAGCTGTAACATTACCATCAGTACCTATATTACTAATTAAAGTAAGTGTAATTCCTGAAGGCGAAGCTGTAACAGATGTTCTTTTTAAAGAATTAAATTCAATGTTAAATGGACTTGCAAATCCACTAAATGAACTACCTCCTCTATTTACAGACATTGTTCTATATAAATACGCTGGTGCAACTTCATAATAAAACTGACACTCTTGCAAAACTTGATCAAAAGTTTTTGGGGGTGAAGCAATTGCAAAGTCATTATTAACTAGTGACACGCTGTCAAAAATTAATTGGTCTTTATTGCCTGGTGTACTTACAAAAGGTTCAGTTGTGTAAATAACAACGCCTAAGTACATTGTAGCATTTTCAGCTGGAGGCATTTGAAATTGATTAAAGCTAAAGTCTACAAAATCACTACCATTTTCTAGCGTATAAGTAGGGTCATTTAAAGGTAAAATTTCATCCCAAGAAGGATCAAACTCTGGATCGCCGTTAACATCCCATCCTGTAATTGGTTCAGCATTACCTAACGTAGGTGGTAAATCGTTTCTGTAAATCAAACGCATTTTTAAGCCCACATTAGTATTAAGTGTAGGACTTACAAATTTAACTTTAGCCAATGAAGACAAAACTTTATTCCAATAAGGCCTAATGGTTGCAGCATCTACATATTGAATTAACGCAACTCTAGAATCTTGGCTATCCACAGGCTGTACTTGAAACGCAAAATTATTTGCAGCACTTGCTTGGCCTGTTTCAATTGAACTAGCAAATTCCTGCCTAACAATTGTTTGATCAGCACGATATTGTGTTAAGTCAGCAGGCATTGCAGATATTGCAGGTGCTATAAACTGATATGGGTTCAAACTAAAGTTCCAGCCAGTTAAAATGTCTTCCTTTGGTTGCATTACTAATGAGTCTTTATAGTAATGGAACAAATGATCTACACCACGCTCAATTGTTTCCTGAATGTATTCAGTTGGAGCAGGTAGTTCAGAATCTACAGGTATAACACCGCCAACCATTTGCAAATTACTAATTTCTAAATTGCCAGTACCCTGCAAGGCAATTACCATTGTTACAGTAGCATTATCGCCAGTGTTACTATTAGAAGATTCTGGTAAAACTTCTATACCAGTAAATGATTGAAACACACCTGAAAACACAGTGTCTTGTATAACTGTAGTACCTATGCCAACCGATGGTTGATAAGTTACCTCAATTGGATAGTCGTTATCTGCTCTAGCTGTAAAACCCATTGAAACAACGCCAGTTTGTTGTGCGTTGCTAGAAAAAATTGCGCCATTGCCAGTAAATACTTGTCTTAATTCAGCTGTCGTATAACTTGCAATTTGTAACCTTAAAAAATATGGAGGACTGTTAATTTGGTTTTGTTGTCCATCCACTGGAGTACGAGTTAATCTTGCATTTGCACCACCTTGGTCACCGTCTAAAAACAATTGCCATCCTGGAGCAATGTCAAAAGTGCCTTCGCCTTCCAAAATTAAATCGTTTGTAAAATCAACTTCAGCAAATTGTGGATTAGATACTAAATTGTCACCACCAAAAGCTGAACCTGCATTTGCCCCAGCATCTTCAGAAGGATTGTAGTTTTCAATAAGCCAAATTAAAGGATCATTTTGTGTATTGCCTTGTCTAATCTCAATCCTGTAAGTTTTGTCAGGATCAAAGTACAAGTTATTAGGCAGTGTTCCACTAGGTTGAAACTGTAATGGATTAGCCCATACAGTTGTGGCTGCTGCGTCTTGATATACGTTTTGCGGCAAATATGGAATTGTGTTTTCCAAGAAAAACGCATAGTACTGGTCATTCAAAGGCAGACCAGTCAAGTCTGGTAGCCACCAAATTGGGTTTGCACCCCTAACTAATGTATCTGCCATAGTAAATCCTTTACTTAATAAATTCTTTGCCTGCTAAATATCCGCCACCAACTAAAGCTGGTCCTTTTAATTTACGCATTAAATCAGCAATACGTTCTTTGTCTTTTACTAATTGAATTTCATCAGTAATTTCAGGATGCTCAGTTCGCAATCTACGCATTTTTGTAGAATCTTCTGAAAGAAGTTTTAAAACATCTCTAGGAATTAATCGCTCTTCTGGATCAACAAGCTTTGCAATTCTGTTATGTGAATAGTAAGTTTTTTTCAAATCACGATACTTTGAAGTGGCATCTTGTAAAATGTCAGCTAAATCTTTATTACCTGTGTTTTCAAAATGACGCTCTACAGATTTGTTGATGTCGTTACGTAATTCTAACATGCTTTCGCCAATGTCTCGTTCTGCTGCTAAATCAGATTGCAAACGTTTTTCACCCCTTGCACGCAAATCGCTTTGTAATTTTCTAACCGAACTATAATTTCCTGTTCTAGCTTTGTTAATTAAATCACGACTTGCTTTAGTATTGGGTAAATAGTCCATCGCTTGATTAATTAAATCTTTATCCATCTCGACTGTGCTAATACCACGATTTTCGGCTTCACGTGTAACTTTATTGAATAATTTTGACGCATCGTACTTTTGTATGTCATGAGCAGTTTGTATTTGTTTAGCTACTTTTTCAGGATTAGATTTCGTCATTAAAGTTTTTATAACATTTGGTAGTTTTAGTCCTGGAATTGCAGCAGGTATTGCGCCCATAGCTGCACCTAAAGCTCTTCCTGGTACATCTCCAGGAGTTGTTGCAGCTCCAGCTACTGCGCCTCCTAACAAACCACCAATAATTGGTGCTCCTAAAGCACCGCCTGAAGCTGCTATTGGTGCTGCTATTGCTCCATAAAGTGGAGCTTGTCCTAACATTTCACCAAGACCATATGCGAAACCTTCACCTTCTGGAACTATTTCAGGTTCATAATACTCACCTTTAATACCAGCTAATGATTTTTTAAAACCAGCTTGTGCACCTTTTCCAACTGCACTTATATCACGTAATTGCTCACCCGCTAATTGTGACATATCCATATCAGCTTGTTGACTGTCAAATCTAAAAGGAGCCAATCCTTGACCACCTAAACTTTTAATTTTTTCCATTAAATTCATAGTTTGTTCAGGTTGTGGCTGCATAGCTTCAGCTTCAAGAATATCTTCCATTGTGAGTTGATACTCATCAGGTTGTTTAGGTTGCTGTTGTTGCATACCTTCAGCTTCAAGAATATCTTCTAGGGTAAGTTCATAAGCCATTTCATTTACCCCCTTGATACTTTAACTTAATAGCATTTTGAACAGTTTTAGGTTGCTGATTATACCAATTAACAGCTTCCTCTTTGGTAGCAAACTTTGGCATTTCTAAATCTCTAGCTAAAATTTTAGAACCAGCACTCATTTTTTCAGGCATTGTTTTTTGCTTAGCAGTTTTTGCAGCTTCGCGTTTACCAGCTAGTTGCGCTTCTACTTGTGCTCTTGTAGCATCCCCTTTAACATCTTTATCAGCTTCTAATAGAGCTTTGTACTTTGATAAACCTTGTTCTTCCATCAAATCGGCTGCAATTTGATTTCTTTCAATTGCCATTTCATTTAATGTTTTCATAGCTTCAAATTTTCCGAAAGCTATATTTAAAGGATCTTTAGGATCTACTTTCATTCCTTCAATAAGTGCTTGTTCGCCAATTCTAAATTGTCCTTTAAATTTACCAGCCATGTCTGCAACAATTTGGCCAGTTAAAGCTTGTAAATTAGCAACTACTTTTTGTTGTTCAGGTGTTCCTTTCGTTTTGTAATACAATAAATCCCTACCCATTAGCAAAGGATTTTGTTTAATACTTTCAAAACCAGGTGACGCAAGTGTATTTTCTAGCTGATCTAATGTACCTCTAAGTTCAACACCTCCCGAAACAATATTTCCAAGTTCCTCTATACCTTTGGCACTATCAGTAGCTCTTTGTTTTAAAAAAGCAGTTCTTTCTTCACGCGCCATTTGTGCTGAAGGCATTTCTTTGCCAGTTAAAAGGAACATTATGTCTTCTTTAGATGGAACTTTTCTATCAATTTTATCAACTGATGGTTCCATACCTGGTTGCATTGCATAGTATGGTGACACTCCTGGTGCTTGTGGAGTTAAACCTGCTAAAGATAAAAGTGCTTGTGTTTGTGCTGCTTTTTGTCGATTCAGTTCAGCAGCTGCTTGAGCTTGCTCCATTTGTGCAGCACGCAAAGGAGCTTCCATAGCCATTTTTTGCTCGAATTGTCTTTGCTGCTGTCTTTTATTCAACATATTTTGAAGCATGCTCATGTCAGTTGGGTGATAAAGTCCACTAAATATTGCCATAAATACCTCTTAAAGAAGACCTGCTAACATTTTCATCTTTTGACCACTCAAGTAATCTCCATATGCTTGGCCGCCTAACCCTAACAAATCCATCATCATTTGATTTCTAGATTGAGATTTCATGGCTTCTAGTTCACCCATGCCTTGACCATACTGCATACCCATTTGACCTAATGTTCCAGCAGCACCTGCGCCTTTGCCGTAAATGTCTTGACCTATGCCCACACCTGCCATGTATTTGTCCATTAAGTCTTTCATATACCTTTCTCGGTCAGCTTGCATGATGTTTGCGCTTGTTTGTTGCAAGTTTTGTAATGCTGCACTACTACCACCAAGGCCCATGCTACCCATAGAGCTTAATCCAGCTTCTTGTGCTGCTCCTTGTAATTGTTGAGCATATGGCGACATTTCATATCCGGATGCCCACTGACTTTGTAAAGCCGCTGGATCCATTAAAGCAGTCTGAGCACCTAAAAGTTGTTCTAATTGACTGGTTCCAGCTCCTGCATAAGGATCTAGATATCCTTTTCCTTCCTCATAGCCCTTAGTGAATTGTTTCATTGCTGATTTGTAACCACGTCCAGGGTCCAAAAAGTCTAATAATGCCATGCTATCCTCCTAATGCTGTAATGCGGGCATCTAATTGCTGTATACATTCTTCAAGAATGTTTAAATCTTCGTTAATAGTGTCCACAGTTGTACTAAGCCAACTTAAAAACTCTGGACTAAAATTTGTGTCTTGTATGGGTGCAGTATCTACCCTGTTAAAAGTACAATCAGTTGCCACCGCCAGAACTCCTTTTAACTTCCATTACACCACCAAGTACAACTATTGGAGCAGGACTAACGCAAACTAGCTTATAAACCCTATTCCTTGATGGACCTAATTGGTACCAACGCATACGCCACTGATACACGCCTAATTGACTAAATTCTAAGTTGTCAGCGTAATTGAAACTTATTCCGCCATCATCTGAAAAGTACAATGAAACATGTGGTTTGTAAAAATTGTTGTAAATCTTAGAGTCTTTAGTAGGAAAGTTTGTATTTTCTTGAATGATGAAATTGCCATCTTCGTCTGTCAAATAAGTTGGCTCACCTCCAGGTACAACACTTTCTGCAACAACAAAAACTGTGTTTTCAAACGGATTTAAACTACTTGTAAACGTAGAATCACCAAACACAAAGTCTATTTGTACGTATGAGGTTATAAATTCGCTATAGTCAGGCTGGAAAATGATTGGAGTTGTTCTTTCATAACGAAATGGAAATTGTATATAGCCATCTGAAGCATTTGGGTTTGGCTGTTCAGGGTTTCTAAGTTCATTTGTATAGAACTGGCCAGACATTTCATAAATCGTGTCTTCGCCCTGTACTGTAACGTAATGCACATTGTTAAAAAACATGTGCTTTTCAATACGGTTACGCGCCCCATTGTCTTCAATAACTCTAGCCCACTTGTTAGTGTCGAAATTAAATTCAATGCTATTAGCCTCAAGTGTACAATCCAAATTTTTGTAAGTTTTGTACTGACCAGCCGAAATTCTATAGTAAATCGTGTTTTCAAACTGATACAAAAATCCGTTAGTATTACCTTGTAAGAACGGACTTAACTCTTGTGTAGTGCGATTCTTTTGAAATAAAACGTCAATTGCTTTGGTAGACAATTTTTGTGGCTGTCCACCGTCTGAAATCATTACTTGAACCAATCCATTTTGATTTTTAGCTAACCAAACAATGCGTTGGAAGTCAGTATCTATAGACAATGGATCAGCTATTCCATAATCCCAGTTGTAAGTAGTACTTTTTTTAAAGGGAAATGTTACAGGAATGTCCCCACCTTCAAATACTGACGGTATGTTTGACCAAATTTCAGTAGTAAAGTCTGTAAATATGTACAGTTGATTGTTAAGCACTGTAAATTGTCTTACTTCACCCTCAACAGTGTTGAATATTGCATTGCCCACAGCAGGTGGAGTGGCTTCTGTTGAAAATGCTGTATCAGGATCAAAATTACTACCGCCTAAATTAAACTTGGAAATGTAGTAAAATGCGCTGTTACTGCCATTAATCACAATGCGATTGCCAAACGCTCTAACTACAGTAGGTCTAATATCAACAACATTAGGATCTGTGATCAAATAAAATTGACCTGTATCGGTAATTGTTCCATCTGGTTGAACAGTTGGTTCTTGGTAAACGTAAGTATTTACACCATCTACAAAAGTTACAAATGTTAAATTACCTGCAATTAAGTAATCAGCAAAAACATTTGTGCTAATTGAATTCAGCTCTGTTAAACCTTGCGATACATTAAAACTAATTTTTACAGTATTGTAAGCTGAGTCAACTCGAAATATGTCACTGCCTACTACATAGTACATGTATTTGAGTGACCTAAATATTCCTCTAGGTTCAACAGCAAAAATTAATCTAGTGCTGCCATTGTAAGTTATATGACGCCTGCCCATTGCAGGGTACATTGCAGTTTCTCGTTTTCCAGAAGGTGCTGTTACTAGTGTCCAATTTGCTGCATCTTCAGGACTGTATTGCTTAAACCTTTGCTGGTCATAACCGCCTTGTATTGGTAGTTCAGTAATAGGCATGATTCTTAAACCCCACTTCGGACCCTGAATGCACCATTTAGTAAACTTTCGTTTTCCGTTTCGATAACAAGGTTAGTTGTACTTACAGATTCCATATCCATTTTGGCCTGTACGTACATCAATTCTAGCCTATCTGTCCATGCTTCAGCACGTCCTTTATACATTGCTAGGTCTCTAGCTAAGGCAAATTTTAAGTAACGATTGTAATACAATGGCAAGTTAGATAAATCATCATTTTCTGTGTATTCAGGTAACTCAAATTTACCGTAAACACGCAATTCGTATGCTTGTGATGCACCAGGATAAATTCTCATTCTAGTTACATCAACTTCATTGTAGATAATTGCAAATCTTGGCAATCCAATTTGTGGGTCAAACTTATAGCTAGACAAAAATGTATTACGATTTTGAATGATTAACGGATAGGTTACGTTTTCCAAAAGTAAGTACACATTCTGTGTATTAGCTAGTCTTCCTTCTTGTACATCAGCAGCTGGGGTGTAATCAGGATCTGCAAATGTAATTTCACTTTGTCCAATCGATAATTGGTAACTAATTTCTTTAGAGATTGTGGTCATTAATCCAGTACCGCTATAAGACTGAATCAGTTCATTTAAAAACTGTACGCCTTTCAACATATCATTGCCTTGTAATGGCACTGTAGGACTGTTGGCACTAATTAACTGATACGCATCTGTGACAAACTGCTTAACCGTTTGACTCATCACTTAAATCCTTTTTTTTAGCAGACCTTTTTCCTTTAGCTGCTTTGTCAGCTAATTCCTGAGACTCATACCAGCCTTTCGCTAACATGTCTTGATACTCTTGCCAATTGTTAGCAATAGACCTTTCGCCTTTTTTGTAAACGTAAGCACGATAAATGCTTTTATCAATCCATTGACCATTTACAAAAACTTTTGGACCTGATGTTTTGAAATACATAAATTTTACCTGAAAAAAAGGAGGGGAGGATGAGGCCCCTCCGTAAACACATGGATTAAGAGCGAACTCTAACCGCAAACTCTGGGTTAATTGCTACACCGCAAATAACGTCTATACGATCCAATTGGATGTAGTTACGTATATCAGCACCTAATGTGTAGGTCATAGCCAATTTGTAGAGATCACTGTAAGAAGTCACTGCTTCAACACCGCCCTTCAATTCTTTGATTGCTGGAGCTGCGAAGACGATAGCTTGATTATGGAAAGCTATTGAAACATTGTGGTCATCAGCTAAATAAACTTGTGAACCAGCTGGAATAGCAGCACTGATGTTTTGTCTAGCACCAGAAACTACAATTTCAGGATTAACAGGTATTACTGCCAAGCCACCAGCAACAACAACATCAGCTGTAACAACAAATTGAGCACGTTGTGGTAATGCTTCATAAGTTAAAGGATTAACCATGAAAACATTTTCAACTTCTATGCTGTCACCTTCGTTGAACATAACTACACCGTCTGGTTGAGTTGTAGCAACTGTTATTGTATTACCGCCAGATACTAAACCAGTTGTTAAACCACCATTTTTAAAGCCAGCTTCTGGCACAGGTAAAGGAATTGCATCACCAGCACCTGCTATTTGACGTTTCAAGAAGTTAGTTTTGAAGAAATCAAAGCCTGATAGGTGACCAATGAAGCCGTCTAGTAAAGCACCACGGTTAACTGTTTGGTTAAACACTGTACTTAATTCGTTAGAAAGGCTTGCAGAAACTCTTGGTGAGTTAGCAAAGTAACGGTTTCCGTCTTCTGGTATACCTAATTCAGTCATGTAAGCATCAGCTAGTGTAATTGTTTCAAAATCAACAGGTACACCAGGAGTACCAACAGCTTGATAAACTTCTAATTGTAAGTTGTCGGTAGCAATGAAGCTTTCTGTTAAGTTAGCAAGAGTTTTAGCTCTTGGGTTTAACATCATGTCTAAATAAGGTTCGTCTCTAGCGCGATCGAATGTCAATTCAAAGCCTGAAAATTCAACCATTGTATGGAATTGCTTGTCGATGGTTAGAGGACGAATTTGTTGTACAACAGCTTCAGAAGTAGCTGTAGCACCTTCACCGCCTTTGAATCTTTCTTCTAAGCGATAGTTAATTGTTTGACCAGTAGCGTATTTAAGACCTTTAAAGTCACCTTCAAGGTTTCTGTTAGCTACTTTTGCAAAATTTAGATAGTTGACGTAGCGAATAAACACTTCGTCTAGGACGTATTGGGTGGTTTCAAAAATATTAGCCATTGTAAATGCTCCCTGCTGACAATGGGTTAAAAAATTGCGTTATAAAACGCGCCTAATTACACATTGTCCGGGGGCCGACATTTACACACCCTTGCGATGCCAGCGGAAACATCCTTGCTTACACACTGATGCGTACATTGTAACCAATAACTTAAGTAAGTTGCAAGTTTGCAAAAAATTAAACCTTGTCACGCCAGTTAAATAGGCCAAATTTTAGAAGGTTTAATTTTGGATACTTTGGATATCCAGAATGCCTAATGCCGAATGCCCGGAATTCCCGGAATTCCGACCATGTACGTAAAATTCATGTTACAATGTAGAAACCCAATTTAATGGACTAAATTATGGCTAAATCACCAGCATGGCAACGTAAAGCAGGCAAAGACCCTGAAGGCGGTCTAAATCGTAAAGGACGTGAGTCTTACAAAAAAGAAACTGGCGGCACTCTTAAACCACCTGTTAGTGCAAAACAAGCTGCAAAGTCTCCCAAAGCTGCAGCTAGACGTAAATCTTTCTGCGCCAGAATGTCAGGAATGGAAGGACCTATGAAGGATGAGAAAGGAAGGCCAACACGTAAAGCATTGGCTCTTAGGAAATGGGATTGTAGAAATCATCCTCGCGGATAAGATTTTTTTGCCTTTTTCATGCCAGCCTTTTCATGACGTTCAAGCTGTTTTAAATCTTTAAGCTCTTGCTTTTCAGACTTTTGCATACGCTTAATTGTTTTCATGGCATCTTTGTGATTAGATTTTTTCATACTACTTCCTTTTACTGGATTTGGCTTTAGACTTAGCTTTACCAGCTTTTGATAAAGCAATTGCTACAGCTTGTTTTTGCGGTTTGCCAGAAGCCATTTCCGTTTTGATGTTTTGACTAATAACTTTTTGAGATTTACCTTTTTTTAACGGCATATTAACTTACCTTTCCAAAAATGCTGTTCTTTTTAGGTGAAGGTTTGTTCAATTTAACCTCTTTAGTTACAGCAGTTGCACCTGTATAGCGATTCATACGTATAGAATCTTCAACTAATTGTGGATTGTATTGAGCTATTTCGTCACGATGCATTCCTTGGTGCATTTTTGCGCTTTCAGAAACTTTCTTTTTCATGTGCAAATCCTTTTGCAAAAGTTAGTGTACTAACATCATACAACATGTTTCCAAATCCTGCCATTGATGATGTTGTGAAAATGAGATGACTTAATGTTAAATTTTTCCAAAATAGTTTTTTTCTTAACACCGTCCTGTTGCATTTTGCGTATCTCCCTAACATCTTTTTCAGTAAGTCTTGAGCGCGGATTTGCTTCTCCATTGTTGTAAACAGCCAGTAAAACTCCGTTAGCTTTACCAGAACATTTTTTACTACAGTATTTGTTTCGACCTGCCTTAACTCGGTTTTTTTCTGCCCAAAATTCCTTTTCACAATACAAACAATTAAGTTTTACAGTATGACTTGTCAAACTTAACCACCTGTCAGTGCGTTTTTTGTCATCACAAACTTTGCAGTAAATCATAAAACCATGTGAAGTATGCTGGTTTTTGTAAAAATTTTTACTGTCTAGAGGTTTTAATTCTTCGCAATATCTGCAATACAAAAAGCCAATTGGATCATCAAATTTAGGTTTGTTTCCCATGTGTTGCCTCCTAGTCCATTAAGTTAAAAAATGGGCCTTTTAAGACCCATCATCACAAAAACAATCTATTTTCTAGATAGTTTACGTTTTGCGTCTGAATTTATCAAGCTATCAATGCTAGGTTTGTCATTATATTTGCTCGAAACATCACTAGTAATTTTTGTTGCAGGTCTTGGGGCTGAACTTACATTTTTAGAACGTTTCATTCGTTCCTCAAGACGACCTACTTCAGTTGCAATTTCATATGGATTAGTTAGTTTGGAAATACGCTCTATTTCCCCTGGGTGCATTTTAGCAGCGGCATAACAAAAAGCAGCTGGATCTTTCATAGACATAGTTGCTTGCATTATGTCATTAGTAAAAGGCTTGTTACCAACTACAGTTTGAAAATCTGAATACCTGCTCATGCCGTTTGTAAAATTGCTTTCAAATTCTTGCTGCTTTCTTTGAAGTTCAGCTTTATAGTGCTGTTGTTGCTGTTCTTGCGACATCCTACCAACTTCATTTCTGATAAAGTTACTTAGTTGCGTTTCCCAGCTTTCACTACTGTCTGGATCTGCTTCAAAGTTGTTTGCAGCTTGTTGCACTTGCTGTTGAGTATTAATTCCAACATTTTCTTGGTAATTGTTAGCCTCTGTCTTAACTCTCGAAAGGCGGTCTCGAATCATGTTTTGCACTTCTTCCTCTGTAAACATGCGAGATTCTTTCTTTTGAACTGGCGTGCCATATTCATCAGTGTCAGAAGTACCTTCAACAACTTCTTCAGTAGCTTCTACAGTAGGTGTAGATTCTCTTGTTACTGTTTCAGTAGCTGCTTCTGCCTCTGGTTCTGATTCAGTTACAGTTTCTTTAGGATTTAAATACTCTTCCTTGTCTTTGCGAAATTGATCAAGGTAATTTAGTTTTTCCTCTTGAGAACGTTCTTCAATTGATGCCTTAGAACCTTCTGAGTCTTCACTAAATTCTTGTTTTTGAACTGACTCTTGAGCCGGTTCAACCTGTTGTTGTGTATGCAAAAGCTCATCCACGTTATGCGATGTCATTTTTAACTCTCCATGTCAAAGTTAAGTTGGTGGTTTAGATTGTTTGTCAGCATGTATTAGCAACCTAGACAAATTGTTAGCGTGCGCTATGTCTACATCGGCCCCTATGCGTTCCATCTCTGCCTTGTAGCGCATCACTTGTTCTTCTAAGTTTGCTGCTGCTTCTAGTTTTTGTGCCTCGATTTGTTGCCATTCCATGGCTACGCGTTGCCTGTCATGATCTTGTCTAGATTCTAGCTCACGTTGCTTCATGTTTAGCTCAGCCATTTTTTCAGCTGCTGATTGTTCTGCTTTTTTCATTTCAAGTTGTAATTGCTGTTCTTTTAACTGCATTTCCTGCATTTTTAGCATTACTTCTGGATTTGGTTGTGGTGGTTGAGGAGGTGGAGACTTACCAGTCTTACCAGCTTCAATAATTTCAGGCGGTACAAGTGTTTTAAGCCTGTTTCTAAGCTCAATATTGTTAGCCAAAGGCAAGTTTTCACAATAAAGATCTGCAATCATGTTAAACAAACCAGGATTTGACTGTAAAACCATCTGTAAAGACTCTAAAGCTACAGTTTTTTGACCTTCGTAGCTTGGTCCTGGTCTTAATCTCACTTTGTAACGACCTTTTGTCATGTCATTACGAATTTGGGTACCGTATTCATCAACTGGCTGGTTTATAGGTACTGGTTGTACGATTTTGTCGCTTAATTCAATCATTAAAATGCGTTCTGCATCGTATAAAGCAGGAATCATTTCTTCAATGATGCAACCTGCTGCACAGATTGCTCTGTTGATTGAGTCGTACGCAACATACGTGTTGTTCGCGCCACGCCGTGTCCTAGCATCCACAGCTGCACCCGACATTTCATTTCCTTGCTGCCCAATTTGCGTATCATAGATTCCAGTACTTGATTGTATGTCACGCAAAGTCCTCTCATATTGTGTCAATAATGATTGTGAAAGTTCAGGTGGAACCAGCCTTTCAGGCTTATTGCCGTTTGGTGACTCGTCATAAAATAACGCACCTTGAACTGTTGATGGATCACGCCAGATTGCCTGTGTATCAGCACTTTTAACATTTTGTTTTGAAGCAATGAACTGGTCATAGCGACTGATTTTCATCATGTAGGCTGATTGCGTACCTAAGTAATTTAAGTACTTCTGTGAGTCCCTAGCATCTTTGAAAAATGGTCTACAAAACTGCTTGCCGTTCTTGTCGTAGTAGCTGTTTTGGTCAACAAAAACAATTGGTAGCTGCTCGCTTGGAAAATCATTTTTTTCAAGAACATAATCTCCAGCAACTTTTCTATGTGTCACTTTGTATCTATGCGCTGTACGAGTGTTAACAACAGTAACAATTTCATCATCCCATAACACCTCTTCACCATCTACCTCAACCACTTGTAGTTCATCAAAAAGTTTTTGGTCCATGGTCTTGCCATTGCTTAACTCATACATTTTTACGCGATCGTAAGAGCGCTCATAGTCTTCAATGACTGTAATAGTTTCCTCATCATCAAATGACATTAAATTTGTGTCATCTTCATAACTAGAACTTGGAATCATGCGTTCTATGCGCTCGCCGTACATTTCTCTAAACTTAGTTCGAGAAACTCTAGTCCTGTATCCAGCATACATTCCATCTGTTTTGCATGGTGATTCTGCACTTACATCCCAATAACAACGAGTTGGATTTTTAATTGGATAAACTACAATTCGTTGGTCAAAGCTGTATTCGTTTTCGTACTCTGTACGTATGCCAAACGCACCATATCCGCCAATTATTGCAGACTGAAACGCATACTGATATGCAACTTTGCTATGTGAATCGAAAGCTATGGATTTAATGATTGCTTCACGTACTTCTACAGCTTCTAGTGGTGCTGATTCATCAGGGACGACTTCAAGCGCGGGGGTGTTTTGTCGTTGTTCGCCAATTAAGTAATTAGCCAATGGTGAAAGCTTATTAAATGTAAGCGGCAATTTATTATAACGCTCAAACAATCTGGACTCTTCATCAGTCCACATGTCGCCCATGATGAAATCTTGATATTCATTGTACTGCGTGCGATTAAATTTCCAGTTGTCATCCCACTTTTTGATGCGTTCGCGCACCTTTTGTGCGACTTTTAAATCTTTCCTAGGCATAATTCACGTCCGTATGAATAATTGCGTTTAATTGTAACAGCTTTTGTTGATTAGATGAACATTCCTTTTTCACGCGTTGAAATAAAAGTTGTCTCAATATGATGGTCAGTACTAAAAGCTGAATCATAGAAAGTTAAGCTTAAAGCATCTGCCATGTCTGGTGACGGCATACCACGTGCTCTTAAATCAATCTTAGACTCTATAAGTAGTTGACCATTGCTTTTAAACTTGTAACCAAGGCTGCAAAGTTGACCGTGTAATGTGTCAATGTCCGGTATTTCAACTGGCAATTCATTTTGCATTAACCATTCCTTCATTTGGTCCCAGAGTTCAGCTCTTAAGTTTGCGTAGCGTTCTTTGTTGTTAGAAGTTCTGCCAACGTTAACTGGTATAACTTGCATGTAGCCCATTTCATGCAGTCTATCAACAATACCAGCACCAATTCCGATACAGTCAATGAAAACTTTGAGCGGCTTTTCTTCAATGATAAGTTGTTTAACTTTAGCTGCAATTTCCATCGTGTTTAGATTGTTAAACGTTTCACATCGATAAGCTTTGCGACCACGCCTACGAATAATAGCGGTTTGGTCATTGTCACTTACAGCTGGATCAACACCAATCAACAATCCTACATTGCTTTCAACATCGTTTTGTCTGGCTCTCATAACGTGCTTAGAGCTTATAAAGACGTTTTCAATTGGGTTTCTGAAAGCTTCATCAGCGCTCATCGGATATTCAGTGCAAAAAAGCTCTTTGCCAATTTCTGCATCGTTAGAAAGCTCACCAATCTTACTTCTACGCCACATTAAATTTTCTTTAGTCAAGCCGTCATGACTGTAAATGTAAAGTAAGTCATCTTCTTCATCAGTCAATTGTACGTTTTCAGCATCAGATGTGTATTCTGTTTGCCAGTACCAAGGAATAAAAATTGACTCATACTCATTTTTACCTTGTCTTGACGCTTGCCACATGTTGTAAAAGTAATTACCAATGCCGTTTGCTGTAGATTCTAATATGATTTCAGTGCCAGGCTCGTTGCTGATTGCTTGCATGACTCCTTTTGCATGTTCTTCCGCGTTCGGCCAATATCCACATTCACTACCGTGGAATAGTTGGATCGTTTGACTTCTGCCTGCACCTTTGTTTCCTGCGGTACCAACACTGTAACCAGAGTCGAACTGAACAAACCTGAGCTCTTTAGAACTCGATCTGTCTGCTTCTGGACATAATCCTTGAGGGAGAGTTTCATAATACCTCTTTGTCATTTCAAATAGGTTTTTGGTTGCCTCAGCTTCATGAGTGAGGATGAAAGCTTTCTTGCCCTTGTTGGTGATGACTTTGTGAAAGAATCTAGCTTGTAT